ATTTAATGACTAACAAACATGGAAAAACTAAAAAACATACCAGCAGGTATGACACCAAAAGGTAAAAAAATACCTTATACAGTAGAGGACTATAAATACCTTCTTGACCTAATTGAGAAACGTATGTTGCTTGATAAGGCAGTAATTAGTGACCTCAAATCACGAATTAACGTAGTAGAATCCAAATTAAATAGTATTAAATTACAAAGGAGATAAGTATGAAAGAAATATTTGTAGACATAGCTTTAACATCTACGCTTGTTATAGTGGCATCAGTATTATTTTCACTAGCAATAACAGATAGCCGTGATCCACCACGATGGCTGTCTTACTTAGTCGCTACTTTAATAGTAGTAATAACAATATCAATTATAGGAGCACTTTGGTCATGAAATGTTTAGTACTTTTAGTATCACTTACCTGCACATACACAACAGCAAGTGCTGGAATTACCTGTAGTACAGATTACTATGGCAATCAAACTTGCACAGGAACAGGCGATAATTACGGCTATAAAAGCCAAGGCTCTACTGACTATTACGGAAACCAAACTTGGAGTGACAACCAAGGCAATAGAACAACTTGCAGCACGGATTACTATGGTAACTATTCGTGTAACTAATTCGTGGACTACTAAGACACGGAAACTGGAGCTGGCCCAGATGCCGAGCTGATATTGGCTCGTAATAAGTGAAGTCCTGTACTGGAAAAATCGAGTCATGCCGTAATTTTCAAAGCTAATACAGGCAATAAATTTAGTACAAAGGAAAATGAAACTACGGAAGATTAATTAAATGAAAACAATATGTGAGCTAGAAAAAGAAGTAGATATACTATACGAAAAAGCAATGCTATATTTAAAAGAATCAGAATCTGATTGGAGATGTTTATCTGCTCACAGTAAAGCAAGAGAATACTGGGGTAAATACCAAGTAGCATGTGATAACTTAGATATTGCTAAAGACGAAGAAACCTGTAGTTTCAGTAATGAGAGTAGTTTAAGGAAAATAAAATGAATATTAATGCTTGCCCTTTTTGTCACTCAATTGATACACAAATAGTTTCTTACGAAGATGAAGGTTCTTCGCATGTATGCATAGTTTGTATCCAATGTGAAGCTAGGGGGCCAATAGCCTACTTAGATGACGAGTACAACGCGAAAGAGTACGCAACAAACCATTGGAATAATGGTATGTTCTTGACAGAGCCTGTAGTAACTAAAGTAGCTGTAATACGGGATGAAGATACTGATGTTTTAACAATCAGAGTTAGATTTACTAACCATGAATATTCAGATATCTGCACGTTTAACACTAATAGTATAACTTTTGATGTTAAAGAGTTTATGGGGCTAACTTATGGTGAAGCACTGTCACTAAAGTTTAAAAAAGAAGAGCAACACTTTGATTCTTATATTAAAAGAAGGTAACTAATTACTGGGTAGTTTAATTATAACTAGGGGGTAGTACAATGAGAGTAGAAACATACAAAAAAGCACACGCTATAATAAATCAATATGCTACTTTTGAAGTACCCAAAGAAGATTGGGATACAATGAAATTAGCAGGATTTGACGATACTACAACTATCGATAAATTAATCATAACAGGTGAGGTCAAATGTTTAGACTATGAAATAGATATCTTAGATATCCTATCTGTACACGAAGAAGATACAGTTGTAGACGCATAACCATATTATAGGAGTAATTTTACTATGTATTTAGAAGAAGAAATAAAAGACTTACATAAAGACGTAGATACGAATTTTACAAAAGAATTAAATACTTTAGCTGGCAGCATCATAAAAGTTACAGAATCTTATGTAATGTTTAAAACTATATGCGGTCCTATTACAGACCTTAAGTCTGAACTAGGCAGTGTGTACACAACATGGGTTAACCTATGTGCTACTATTGGATTAGATCCAGAATCTTGTGTTGAAGAATCACTAAAAGATAAACACAAAAATGTAACTTAAAATAAAAGGAACTAATTATGTCTAGTAATTATAAAAAAATTGTGGATAAAATATCAAAAGAATATGAAACAAACTATGGGATAGAGAGTAAAAAAGTAGCTATCTCTGCTATAGACACTCAAGTTGGTGGTAGCCACTACAAAAAACTAGGCATACAACCTTTAGAGCTAACATACGCTAACTTTGGTTACACAGGTTTACGTGCTGCAATATACACAAAGGTAAATAAGTACCTCTCTAGGGACAAAGATAACCATCGTGAAGATATAGAAAAAGCTAGGCAGATACTAGATATGCAGTTATATTTTTACGATAAACATGTATTAGACCAGAAAAAGGATTGTTAGTTATGAAACATTACGCTGTGTCTATAAGCATACTTATACAAAATGAGTATGTAAAAAATAGTGTAGTCATAATAGAAGGTGCTAACAACTCTATAGAGGCACAAAAAGTAGCTCTTTATGGTGAGGCACATAACCAAGAAGATATGGAATGGATTGATAGAGAAACAGTAAAAGAAGAAATTTTCTTGTACGAAGTAGATGACGTAGTAGAAGTACCAGAAGAAGACCTTAAAGTGTTAGAAAAATACTTTAATTTCTACACTGTTAACGAACTAATGCCTTCAATACACTAAACGAGTATATATAATGACAAAAACAGAGAAAGCAAAGGAACTTAAACAAAAAAGTAGTCACAGGATATCAGTAGAAACAGTGCTTGGACGAATACAAAAAGGATGGACTGACGAAAAAATACTTAGTACTCCAGTACAAAAGAAACCTCCAAGCACACACCCGCTAAAAAACCCTAGCTATCAAGCAATGGCTAAGTTTAAAGGGTGGAAAACTTAACTACTCTGTATTAAAATAAAATTACAGGTTGCGGTTACTCCTTGAAAGTCTCGTATCTTTCGCAAAACTCGACTGAAGGTGTCGATTAAAATTATGCTGTGCAAGTATCCTAGATTCCTTATTTACAAAATCTTTACTTGTATTAATGTTGACCGCGTAATCATATACAACAAAGTGTAATACCATTACTTATATAGGAAATAAAAATGAGAAAACAAAGAGAATTCACAGATTACGTAGATCACTTAATTGATGATGTGCATGAAGAATGCACTAATACTAAAAATAGAGAAGAAATTAATAATAGTACTAAATTTTTAATGCTTCTACTTCAAATACAGAATATTCTAAAGAAACCAAAACCCTAAACAGTCTCACTTACCGAAGATTCCCTTCTTCACCAGAGACTTTTTGCCCTAGTTATTCTAGGGCTTTTTTTTGCACGGAATAAAAGATATGAAAATTACTATAGATCCATTAGATATGCACACAGAAATTCCACAAGAGCACTTAGTGGAGTCTTTAGGTTATATACCTTACTTTTTAAAACAAAGAATGTCTGACGAAACAGCCAAGGAAGCTTTAACAAGAATGTATGGGTTTGGTGAGTTATTTGAAATGACAAACGGGAAAGTAGTAGATTATGTTTACAAATACTCAGGTGATCCTGACCTATACCCAATAGCTGAAATGACTAGTGGTAATACTACTGTTCTACAGTACAAATATGGGATTATAGCTATATTAGAAGAAAACGGATCTACTTTTGTAACAAGGATGGACTAAGTATGCAGTTAACAAACGAACAAAAAGACATTATAGACTACACGGTACACGAAGGAGGTATGTTACTAGTTCCAGCAGGTGCTGGTTGTGGTAAGACATTTATATCTCAAGAAGTAGTAAAAAAACTTAATCCTGCTAATGGTCTGTACACAGCTTTTAATAAAGCAATTGTCACAGAATCAGAAGAAAAATTCAGTGATTTTAATATTACCTGTAAAACTTTACACGCACTAGCCTATAAGTACGTTAAACCTAAAAGGAATGGTGTACAGGAGCTAAGTTACAATGGTATCAAAGAAGATTTAACATACCCTGAAAAAGCATTGGTGTTAGAAAACATTAATTTATTTTTTGTATCCGATTCTATAGATATGTGGGAATTTTTTGATTTAGAATTTTCTGACGAAAAAGCATACCTTAAAAAATACGCTATTAAGTACGTTAACTTAATGTTACAAAAGAAAATACCAATGTCTTTTAACTTCATGCTGAAATACTTTCACATACTTCTAAGTGAGGGTAGGGACTGTAAATACGATATAGTAATACTAGATGAAATTAATGATACTACGGCTGTAGCACTAGAGATATTCAAACTTATAGACTCTCCTATTAAGTTAGGTCTTGGTGAGTCTAATCAAGCTATATACCACTTCTTAAACCTTAAAGACGGTTTTGTAGAGTTGGATAAAGCTAAAACATTACCATTAACAAATTCATTTAGATGTAGTACTAGTATAGCGGCTTCTATACAAAAGTTTATGAGATCTTGGGTAACAGAAACTTTTACTTTTGTAGGTACTGAAACTCCTGTCAGTAACGGTAATACTTTATACGTCACTATGACTAACGCAGCTATTATTTATATTATAAAAGAATTTCTTACTATAAATAAAAGATTTACGTTACTTAGAAAGATATCAGAGATATTCGCTTACCCATTAGCTATAGTCTCAGCTTCTTCAGGAAATACTGTGTACCAACACAAGTATAAGTTCTTAGAAAAAGAATACCTTTCTTATATAAAAACTAGTTGTCATAAAATGACATTTTTCTCTTACCTGAAAGAAGTAGTAAACGATCAAGATACAAAATCAGCAGTAAACTTAATTATGTCGTTAAAAACTAGTGGTACAAACATATTTGATTTGTACGCTAAAGCAAAGGCTGTAAAGCCAGACCCTAAATACACAATTTCAACAGTCTTTACCTCTAAAGGTTTAGAATTTGAAACAGTCTATATAAATAGTGATATGAATAATCGTATCTCTAAAATTATAGAAAAAGGAGGAATACACTCCGAAGAAGACTTGGTAGCATTTAGGTGCTACTACGTTGCATGTAGCCGTGCTGGTACAAATTTGTACGGTGCGTCTCACTTAGACTATTATCAAAAATGAGGAACTCAAAATGAGTATTAGTAAAATTTTAGAAATGTCAAAAAATGAAATGTCAGATGCTGAAAAACTAAGAGCTATTTCCGTTACTGTGTCTGCAGCAAGAGAATCTTATGGTAATGCTGACGCAGAAATATCAGCTGACTACGTAAGTACTGCAGATGGTGATTTTGAAATGAAATTCCTAAATGATGAGACAAAACTTGTCTTAGTCCGCAGGGAAGTAAAACGTATTAAGATAGAGGCAATTGAAATGTCTGAATACAGGCAAGGTGTAAATATTAACAAAGTAGTAGAGCAGCTTGTTGCTACTTCTCCTGTGTTAGTAAATATTTCTGACACTACAGAGTTTTCTTACCTGTAGTTTTTATACATCGTACTAGGAGGTAATAACTGTGTTTTTAGCTTTCATAAAAAACAGGGCAACAGAGTTAGAAGTTGCGTCAAAAATAATGGGTGTACACAAAACATTACCTTTTAGTGCTGTGTTAGGTTTAGTACTAATACACAATAAAATGGGAACGCTTGAACTAAACAGGGAAATAAAAAAGTTTTCCGTAACGGAAGATTACTCAGACGTAAATACTGTACAAGCTTTCATACAAAATCACGTTCCATATAACGTGGATACTAACGTAGCTCCTAGCGTCATAGAAAGTTATATAGACTACTTTGTACCTAAAGATGATTGGTCAAAAACCAATGTTAGCAATAAAGATATAATGCATTTTTGTTTAGTTATAACTAAAACAGAAGAACTAATTTTTAAAACAAAGCTAGGGGATTTGGTGTCTAGTACAAAAACTATAAGACTACTAGCTAATGTACAAAACATATTTAAATCGTTAAAGGAGCACATATCTCTATCTGACACAGGAGGTACACTTATAGAGTTTAGTACAAGAGGACAACTTAAAAAAAAGTTAATGCATGAAATAATTAATAGTACAAATAACACATACACTATTAAGTACAACCCAGAATCTACACACCAAGAAGAAAAAGGTATTATATAATGAAACATAATAGATATGATGAAGTTATAAACCTAGTAGAAAATGATATTCCTATACTGCTTATAGGTGAAGCAGGTAGTGGAAAAACGACACTTATAAAACAAATAGCAGAACAACTAAATCTAAAGTTTTTTTCTGTATCAATGACAAGACAAACTACCTTATCTAGCTTAGTAGGGTTTAAAAACATTAATGGTGACTATGTTAGTAGTCAACTACGGGAAGCAGTTGAGTTTGGTGGCTTAATGCTACTAGACGAAATTGATGCGGGAGATCCAAATGTACTACTGTGTATTAACACATTAGAAAATAATTTTATGTCATTTCCTGATATAATAGTAAAAAAACATAAAGACTTTAGGTTGTGTGCAACAGCTAACCCTCAAGGTAAACAATTTACTGGAAGAGCAGTGCTAGATGCAGCAACACTCGATAGGTTTGACATAATAGATTTACCTACAGACAAAAGTTTAGAAACAGAAATAATTGGTGCCTCAGTAGCAGACCAAGTTAAAGACATAAGAGAAACATTAAAAAAGTGGAATTACGAAAAATCCATAACTATGCGTGACTCTATAAGACTAAAGAAAAGAATAGAACTTAACTTAGTTACTGGCTTTATAGAAAAGTTGTTTGAAAACAACGATGAACTAATAGCAGATTTCAATGAAAGAAGAGAACGTAAAACTTTCATACCACAAGAAATGTGTAACACAATAGATGAATTAATTTTAAACGTAAAAAAATCTCAAGGAGTACATGATGCTTAGATTACCAGATGTTTTTCCAAAATCATGGGGGGAAAGAATAAACTTAGAAAACCTAGACTTTCTACCATTTCGTAACTTATTACATTTTAAAAACCATGTATCTTTATTGTCACAATATGACGATGATCGTTGTGGTGTTACTTACAAACAAGCAGTATCAGATCTACTTAAAGGTACAAGTGTTTACAACGAAGATGAGTATAAAACTATTAGGAATCTAGTGCGTAGTAACCTTCTTAAACGAGGATTACTGACACAAGAGGTATATGAACATTTTAAATATGCTACTGATGGTATTGTGGTAGATTATGATATGGGTAAGTACTCAGCAGGTGAGCCTGACTGTGTTATTACTCCTACAATGCAGTACGTAAATTTCTTTTATGAGCTGTACATTAATATTAGCTACAGACACAACATAGAAGATTCAACTATAGCTCATAACATGAATAAAATGTTAGCTACAGTTGAAGAATTACAACGACAGCACATCAACATTAAAATTTCTTTAGTGTTTCCTGCTAGTAAGTCTAACGATAAAAATGATTTTCTATCTGTCATACCTATTTATTCTCACAGAGAGTTTAAAACTGCTAAAAAAATGGCTTCAGTACTAAACAATAGGTTACTACGTAAATTTTACTTTGCTATTTTAGAAAAGTATTACGGCAAAGATTTGTCTGAAGGTTACGGAAATGAGTTAAAACTACCACATACAATGAATTTGGCTGACAATTTTGATGAAATTGAGTTTTTCACAAAAATTCAATCTCAAGCACAGGAATCACTGTAATGAGTACTTTTGAACTACTAGAGAAGTACGTAAAAAGTAAAACTAGTAACTTGGGGTATTTTCCTGAAGTAGTACAAAAAGGTATTAACACTATTAACGGAGAGATACCGTTTAAGCTAAAACTGTCTATTACGCTATCTGAGCTGATAACATTCTCATCTCATCTAAGGAAGTCTATATCTTTGTTTGACGGTACACTAGTGCCTACAAACGCTATAGTATTTGCATTAAGCGCATCAGGTACTTCAAAAGATAAATCACTGAACGCAATTAGGAAATCGTTACACACAGCATACTATAAGCTAGAAGAGAAACGTAAAGACTACGCTAAAGATAAAGCTAGGAAAATGGCTGTTGGACAAGGTGACACTAGAGAAGATTGGCAAAAGTACTATTTACCCCCAAAACCACTACAAGCTGGTCTAGGTACAGTAGAAGGACTGTTACACCACTTTTCTGACATAGCCTCTAACCCTTTGGGTGCAGGAAGTATTCTCAGTACAGAGATAGGAAGTGACCTACAAACTAATGGTGCTATGACCGATATTATTAAGACTATAGCCGTAGCTTATGACTTAGGTAACGTTCCTCCTAAAATAGTTAAATCCGTAGAGAATCAAACATCAAGTATTAAAGGTTTACCTATTAATGCTCTTTTGTTTGGGTCACAGGAAGCTTTACTATATAACAACGATATTAAGTCTAGGTTCAAACTTATATTTAATACACAGTTAGCTAGACGAAGTATATTTTCGTTTACTCCAGAAGTACCTGTTAAACCTCCTATCAAGTCTATTGATGAGTTATACGCTTTAAAGGAAAAAGAACGTGCTCAAGTATTACTAGCTCAGAAGGAACTAGACGAATTTACATCAGATCTAGTTGAACTAACTAACCAAGAACCTTTATCTGTCACCCCAGATGCTAACAAGTTATTCGATGTTTATATGGAGTACAACTCAATTATGGCTGATAACTTATCTAATAAGTATCCTATATCTAAGTTAAGCCGTAGACACAAACAATGGTTAGCACTAAAGCTGTCAGGTACTTACGCGATACTACAAAATGAAGAGCATGTTACAGAGTTAACCTACGCTTACGCTATTAAAACAATAGAGTTTTTAGCAGAAGACTTACAAAAATTTGAGGTAGAGCTAGTAAAGGAACCTTACGAGCAACTAGCAGATCTTTGCTACTCTAAAGCAGAAGAAGGAAAGTTCACTATGTCATTACATGACTTACGTAAAATGGGCTATATAGCAGGTACAGGATCTCCTAAGAATAAGATTCTTGATCTAGCGACACTAGTTAACAGCTATGACCAAAATGCTACATACACAGGAAACCCTGATTCTATCAGTTACCAGCAAAGGTTAAAAACTGACATTATAGGTGTTAGTTACATTATATTTTAAGGAGATACCACAATGAAAAGTAAAAATAAAAATAGGCAGTTAGTTCAAGATATGATTTACATTCTAAAATCATGGAAAAATGGAAAAGCAGTAGAGTACTACTCTAAAGAAGCTCAAGATTGGTTAGAACTGTCTGATACTCCTGTATGGGACTTTAAAGAAGAGGTGTACAGAGTTAAACCATCATACAAATACATAATGCTACACCCAAATAAGGAATACGACAGAGTACCAGTTAATCCCGTATGCGAAGATATAGAACGATACGTTAAAAATATAGAAGAAATAGGTGAACTTGAGAAATTAGGGTACGAACTGTATAAAAGAGATAGTGTATGAAAAATGCAGAGATGAAAGAGTACATGAAAGTTAATTGTGATAGTGGTTACGAACACCATGAAACAAAATTTGATGAACTTCCATTACTTCTACAAGAAAACGCTGCTTACAGCCCATTTAAATTTGAAAACGGGAAGAGAGCTAAAGCTAATATCATTGGTGGTGCTAAGTTTGTTGTGCTAGATATAGATAAATCTAAGCTAACAGATGAAGAAGCACATGTTCTTCTAGACGAGTATAACCACCATATTGCTAGAACTAGTGACCCTGAAAACAAATACAAGTTTCGTGTACTTGTAGAGCTAGACGCTGTTGTAGACGTAGAAGATCGTATGTGGACTTCTTTTATAGAAGAAGTAGGTATTGAACTTGGTTTTGTTATAGACAACCTACCTAAGAGCCAGATTTTCTTTTCTTACGCAGGAAGAGATATCCATACGCAACTAGAAGGCATACCTATGAAAGTTAAGCCACTGCTAGACCGTGCAG